GTCGGATATTCTTTGATGATAAGCTTGCCAGTAGTCTTTGCTCGAATACCTGCAATCTTCTTTTCATATAGGTCTTTAGGCAAAGATTGTAAATCTGGAATCGGTACATTCAACAGATTAGCATCAATACGTTCTGCGATCTTTTCCTCGGCCATTTCCATCGTGATGTATAGAACATTCTTACCCATCATCAAATTAGCTGCGGCCATATGACACATTGCTAGAGATTTACCAACACCAGTGCCCGCCAAAATAATATTCAGCGACTTGCGTGATAGACCGCCTCTAGTAATCTTGTTCATGTATTCTAGATCGAACGGAACCTTTTCTTCTACGCGATGATAGAAGTCATATCGACCTTGATAGTCATCGATCAGGTCATGGCCGATATGTGTGTCAAAGGATACACCAAGTGCATCGGTGAGTATCTGAGGGATTGATCCCTTACTGCGATCTTTATCTTTACCATCAAGGATAGTGATGCTATCCATGATTGCATTATAGATGGCTCGCTCTTGACAAAATTTCTCAGTAGAGTCAAGTAACCAGGTCTTATCGACGGGCTCTGGTCGAGTAAGCCCATCGATAACTTGCATAACAGACTGATGTTCCTTCTCACCCAAACCCTTGGTGCCTTCTATCTCGATGGATAGGGCCTCACGGGTAGGAAGAGAATTATATTTCTCCATGAACTCTGAAATGCGAGAATATACTAGCTTTTCAGAGACATCAGAGAAATATTTTTCGCTTACAAAAGGTAATACCTTTCGTGCAAAATCATCATCATGTAGTAGGTGCCGAAGCACCGTCGTTTCGATTCGCATTCATTTCCGCCGTTGTTTCAATTATATGATATAGTATTGATGCTATGGTACGTTCGAAGTCTTGATTACCCTTAGTATTAAATTCATTTTCTAATACTGTATAGGTAAATCTGACGACTGCATTATCTTCATCATCAAGAGATTCACCAATCTTGACGGTATCGAAACGAAATACCGTCCCTTTGAACTTACCAGATTCAATACCCAAGCACAAGTGGTCTTTCACTTCAGCGTGATCAACCACTGTATACTCAGCTAGCGGTCTCGTTGGCACTTTCTTCTTCGTCATGTTCTACCTCACTTGTTTCACCTTGACCATACTTAAATTCTTTGGCCGCGACCGCATCAATACGATCTAGCAAATCTTTTGTAAAAAACCGTTCAGGATCTTGTTCAATCTGCTTCGCATAATATTTACCACCATCAGGCATCTCATATCGATTCGCAATCTTCTTGATTATACCATATTTCTCAGCCAAGTCAAGCAATCCGTAGTAACGATCAAGGCCCTTATCATAAGATAGCCTTACATCAATCGACTTGTTTTCCTTAGTAAAGCGACTCTTGGCTACACGACAATGAATAATATTACCAACAACCTCTGTACCATCACGATCTTTTTTCTTAGACAAGAAAATAATCTGTGAGGCCGCATACTTCAAACCTTCACCACCACCCATGTCTTTGGTCGGCACATATGCACCGATCACATTGAAGATATGATTGGTCACTAGCAATGATACATTAGCCCGAGCAAGCTTGAGTGATAGTGCGCGGAAAGCACCACGAATAAGCTGTGACCGAGTCATATCGCGCGTGTTCTTACCCTCTGCGATATCTTCCAATTCTTTTTCAGTTGAAAGCTGACCCAATGAGTCAAGCACCATAAGCATCTTTGGACGTTCTTTCTCAGGCACCTTGAGATAGTTATCAAGCGTTCTCATAACATGAGTGCGGAAGCCTTGCACAGTGGCCTGCTCAGAAATAACAACCCGGCGCGGATCGATTCCGCGAGCTACAAACATTTCCTTAGTAACCGCAGCTTCTGTGTCATAATAAAAGACACCAGCATCAGGATTATCTTTTAGAAACTGTTGCACGAGACCAAGAACAAAGAATGTCTTACCAGTTGCACTCTCACCAGCAAATGCTGTGATCTTATTGTTAGGCACACCGCCATAGATGCTGCCAGATAATTCTGCATTTAATAGATATGAACCTGTATCCATTGCACCAGCAAATTCTGATGAATGTAAACCATCATCAGCAATATGTGTATCAACGTCGCCGATTTGTTTAACCAAATCTCTAAAGAAATCTTTGCTCATGATTTATCTCCTTGTCTAAATTCTGTCATGTAGCTATTGTCTGTGATTAGATTTCGTTTGTTTTCTACGGAATATACTGTCATGTCGATCTGATATCCTGGGTTATTTTTGAGCGGCACATCAATCCATGCATCATCATGCCATATGATCCTATTGTTTGGGTATGCATAAAAATTACCATCATCAACCTTAAACATGTGAGCACATTTATGCTCAGGTGTCTCACTAAAATTGGTATCTAAGATACCCTTATTCTCCCATGACCAATCCATAGTAAACATATATTCACCGCTAATATGACTACCATCACAACGAATTAGTTGTGCGCGTAGTCCAGCCATACGAGTGCGAATATTAACATCAATATATGGGCTAAAGCAGTTCCAGTAATAGCAATCCTCAATCTTTGGAACTGGTGCATCCTTCTTCCAACAGAAGGCCATTAGTGGTCGGCGTGTCCAATTGACACCATTATCTAGAAAGGCTTCAAAGAGAGGTACTCGCTTCTCCATGCTTGCGACACTATGCACATCACATAGTGTAAATTCACCATGACCCTTCTCATGATTGTACAGATATTCATTCCGCATATAACATGTGAATGTCGGAAGATTATGATTCAAGTATGCCATTAGGTGAAAAACTTCTCCAATGTAGGTCTATCTTCATCTTGCCATCCAATCACATCAAGGATCGAGCGAAGCGGATCAAGAAATGCCTTTTCAAACTGTGTCTTATAATCTATGTATCGGTCAATCTCAAACTCTGATGGTAGAACGGATGCGATAGCCAATACATTCTCATTTAATGGATTGGGCATTTTCATATAGCAGAATTTTACCTTATCACCATCTTTGATAAGATCATAGGTCTTATCAAGCTTGAGTTGTTTGAGACGAGTATTATATGTCTGACTAGCTCTCACATGAATTGGAATACCCTTCTCGACCATTCTATATTTCCCAAGGCCCTGAATTCCTCTTGGAAATGCAATATCTTCAAAGCGCATCTTATTGAATTGCTCGCGGAAAGATGTAATAAACTGATGCATTGCGCTTTCATCTTTAGTCATAATGATGTTCAATGCATCTTTAATAGCCTTGCGACAAAATGCGGGAGTCGAAGATTTAACTGCTTCAATGCCCATCATCTTTAGCTTTGGTGTTTCATATCGCACACCTTCAGAATCATGAACATTCAGAATGTAACGCTTCTTACCTGTCCAGATACCACGGTCTGCAATGTTCTCTCGCTTCATAGACATCTTCTGTGCGAAGGCATTCATATGCTCATGCAGGCCTGCATATATCTTGTCAATGACTGGCTTGAATGCCTGTGAAGCGATCTTGTCAAGATAGGTGACAATCTGTTCGGTTGTAGGAGTTTTGTCTTTAAATACCTTAGTCACCAGACCATCAAGAGTGATATACAAGCTATCGGTATCAACTGCGATAACATAATCAACATCTTCTGTACCAAGAAGCTTATTGATATATTCATTAATCTTAACTTCAGCCCAGCGAATAGAAAGCTGTCCACCGACTGTGATAGCTGTGGCCTGATTAAGATCATAGAAGCGGAAATATGGATTACCGATTGCACCGTAAGCTGAGTTTAGCTGAACCTTTTTTGCAAGCTGCATGTTCTTGTATCGAGATACAGACTTTTCATGGTCGCGCTTTTCTTGCGGAGTCTTTGCAGATTCAACAGCCTTTTGAGCCTCGATCATCTTGCGCTTATATTCAGACCGACTCTCATACATGCGTTCCATCATCTCAGGCAGAAAGCCCTGAGACTGATTGCTGAAGTATCGACCGTTTGCAGCAAGGCTATAACCCTCACGCAGCGGCGGCTGATAATTTGGATCGAGTAGATTATCAACAGTAATATCCACACGATTTACACGATCAAGTGTCTCGGGTGAGATATTATATTGCATGATCAGATGCGGATACAGTGAATCCAAATCGAATGACAATACCCATTGATGCGCGCCGACAAGCGGTTCTTTGACATATGCACCAACATAAGCTTCATCCTTGCTACCACCACCAGTGATAGGCACGCAGACCTTCTTTTTCCACAGATGATTGTGGATTAGAACATCCCACATCTTAACCTGAGTGAATACGTCAGTATAATTTACCTTAGCATCATAGGCCAGAGCAAGAACCATGTCGATAAGCTTCATCTTCTCATCGAGGCGATCAACAAGTTCAACGTCTTTGATATTATAATCAATAAACTTCTGATAATTTTCTTTATACAAATTGTGCAATGAACCATATTCAGAATAGTCAAGCTTCTTCTCACCTAGCTCAACATTAGCAATATGATCTAGGCGATATGATTCTTGTTGTGAATATGTAAACTTCTTATACATTTCAAGGTAATCAAGAGTGGACACGCCAGCCATATCAACGGCTGTCTGTGTCTTACCCATGATGTTTGTTGTGCGCTGTGAGATGAATCCCCAAGGAGATAGTCGCTTTGCAGCTTTTGCATCTAATACCTTAGTGATACGATTCACCAGATATGGAATATCAAAGAAGGTGACATTCCAACCAGTGACAATCTCAGGATGATGGCCGCGCTCCCATTCCATCAGAAATGTTTCCAATAGATCACGTTCATCGCGACACTTGATGTATTTCACATCATGTCGTGATGGGCGATAGTCACCACAACCCATGACGATAAATTTCTTACCGCGCTTGAGAGTGATAGCCGTGATTGGCTCAGCCGCAGCCTCTGGTGTTGGGAATCCATTATCAGAACCAACCTCGATATCAAGATTGGCTATCTCGATTAGGTCACGATCATATTGGATTTCATATGGATATTCTTCATTGAGATATGCATATTGAAATCGAGGCAAGCCAAAGATATCGAAATTGGATACATCGCTATATTGCTCAATGAAATCTTTGGCCTCGCGGATATCACCAAATTGGCATGGCTCAACCTCGGTACCCCAAATACTTTTCCAGCCTGACTTTTGGGTCAGGCCTTTTCGCTTTGATGGTATAAAGAGGGTCGGCCGGTATTTAACCTTCTCAGAGAAACGGATTCCGTTCTCATAGCCGCGGACGTGAATCGTGTTACCGATTTGGAAAGCAAATGTATAAAACTTTGTCATAGGCCCTATTATACAGGGTTTCCACCCACTTGTAAAGGGTTAAAGTAATCAAAGAGAAAAATTTACGATGGCCAGTTTGTCTTTGAATACAACATCAATTCTATCGCGCCACCATTGTTCAGGATGAATAGCTTTGTGTACATTTGTACCATCGGATAATCTTTTAGTTGCTGGACGTGTTGATATTGAAAAGAAAGCAATCTTATTTGTCAAGCTATAGATATGCCGTAGAATATTATCAACGTCATCATCCTCAATATGTTCCATCACATCAATGCAAAATACAAGATCATAAGAAGATGTTGGTAGATCAGACCACTCCTTGACACCAGGATCATATTTGTCTAGCTTATGTAAACCCCATAGCTTCTTCAAGCGAAAAGTTTCATGTAGCTCAGCTTTTCCACATCCGTAATCAAGTGCGGTGTGTATATTACTATCTCTGATTAATGATGAAAGGTTTGGTATAAAAAATTTAAGAGAAAACCCACGAAAATAATTTGTATTTTCGTGGAGATCCTGATACCAGATTTTATATTTTTCTAAAATATTATCGAGATTATTCATGATCACTTGCGTGTAAATGGTACAATATTAGCTTTATCTGGCAATTCTTCTGAATCGAAATTGCTTTTATAACCCGTAATCATTTCATTATCAGGTGTATATGTAAACATTACGCAATCTTCACGTATCACTATCTCTTTGGTTTCTGTAAAAGGTAGATAGTCACCGACACCTATAGACGGCTTGCCTGATGAATTTGTCATAGGCACTAGCATACCAGGAAACTGGAGATGCCACGCACGCTCAATTTTATTGAAACGTGCGTGGGTTATAATCTCCTCACCGCTCACCAGCTTCATGCCGATGATCGGATTATCAGAAATCATTACTCAGAGCCAAGAACACCGAGAATTTCATGATAGTGATGTTCGCGGTCAGCAAGACCAAGATCACCACCGTTGACCAACTTTGTCATCTTACGAACATCACCAGTATCAGCAACTTCATTTAGACCACGAGACTTCCAGAACCACGCGGCCGAACGAGCGGCGCCTTCTGGTGTCTCTAAATATGATGGGTCGGCTGTCAGATCCTTATTGAGGCCCTTTCCACAATTTGTATAATTGCTGCGACCTGTTAGCTGAATAAGGCCGCGGCCGCGGAACTTCCAGCCATCACCTTCATTTACATTGCCTAGGTTCTTAGAACCCCATGCACCACCATAGATGATATTAGCAATACCTTCTTGATTTGCAGGCTTCTTTGTCGTGTCATCACGACCAACATCAGCAGCTTGCGCGGCAGTAATGCGAGAACCAAATAGAGCCGTAAGAGCCTGAGACTTATAGTTCAGATTTTCCTTAATCGCGCTAAACTGAGCGGATTCATGTGCGACCTGAGACAGAAACCCTGCGACTCGCTTAGGAGTATTAATCTCAAATTCTTCACAAGCTGAAGCAAGAGCATCAGCATACTTATTAAGATTATCCTTGTTGGCCTTGGGGAAACATCTATGCAGGATTTCTGCTGAAAGCATTAGGACCTCCTAACGGTTATTTGAATTAAGCTCGTCTAGCTTGGCTTGAAGCAAGATACGATGCTCTTTCGCGATCCGATGATCGGCCAGCGCAAATGCAACTTCTTGACTCTCACACCATTCTGTATATAGCGTTCTTATCTTAGTAACTATTCGATTAAACATGTCTTTCTCCAAATGAAAACAGGGGAGAGGCAACCGCCTCTCCCCTTAACAACTCTCAACGGTTCACCCGTTGAGTTGTTGCTTTGTTGACTTCTTACTAGGGGTATCGCCGGTTTCTTCGATGTCGACCTTGCGAGGCTTCTTATGTTCTGGAATGATATTTTCCAGCCAAACCTTCAGCAGGCCGTTTACCATCTCGGCATTCTTGACTTCCACTGTGTCAGCAAGATGGAACTCGCGACGGAAAGC